CAGCAAGTGATGTAGAAAGAATTATTGATGAAGGAGTTACTGCAATACAAGAAGTTGCACAAGCAAACGAAGAAAGAAATCAAGAATTACAACAACAAGCTAATGAAATTAATGCACAAAAAATTCAAGTTCCTCTCGAGGTGGCGAAAGTTAAAGCTGAATCTGATGTTCAAGTAGCGGAAATAAATAAACAAGCTAAATTAGAAGATACTGGCCAAAAACTAACCCATGATGGAGATTTGTTTACAGCAGAAAAAGAATCCGAATTAGATACAGAAATGTTACAATCGTCTAATCGGCAAATTGAAGAAGGTAACAAAGTAAATAATAAAAATTCTGAGTAATGAAAAATGAAAATGAAAATGAAGAAGCTCAAACTCAAGAAGTAGAAATCAATACAGAAGAAACAAGCACAGGTGTCGCTGTAGAAGAAACTACATCAAATGAGACAGAGGAATCAATGGAGGCATTTAAACCAGATGCATTCATAACTGAAGAAGAAACTGAAGAAGGCGAAAAAGAAGAACAAGAAGAAAAAAAGCCAGAAGATACAGAATCCGAAGATGATAGTTTTGTATGGGAGATGAGGGATGATGATGCAGAATCTGAAGATGAATCAGATAAATCTCCTACATCAGAAACAGAACCAACTCAAGAAAATAATTCTGGACAAGAACAAGTATTAGCTAATGATACATTCGATAATTCAGTCTTTGATGAGTTTAAGAAAGTAGGAATTAATGCAAAAGATACTAATGAATTATTAGGTCAAGTAAAACAATTAATAGAAGATAATGTTTCTTACCAAACTAAATACGTCACTAATGACAAAATTGACTTTTGGAAAAAAACCCTATCTTTGAATAACAAAGAACTTGTTAAGAAGATATTAACTTCTGAAGGTTTCGAAGGAGAAAAGTTAGATCAGGCGATTGAAACGTATGAGAATAATGGAACTCTGGAAATTGAAGCAACTCGGTATAGAAATAACATTCGTAACAGGATCAAGGCAGAAGTTGACGACGAGGGCCACAAAGCAAAAAGTGACGAAGCAAAGCAAAGTCAGGCTCAACAAGAGGCTCGAAATCAACTCAATGAACATTTAAATAAATCCGATACAATGTTTGGATTTAAAATGTCAAAGGACAATCAGTCATTGCCGAAGGTTCGTGAAGGTCATTTTGAATATATTGATTCAGGGAAATTTATGAATGACGTTCTTAAAGATCCTCAATCAATTTCCGAAGCTGCATGGTTTCAGAAACATAAAGAAACAATTATTAAAGCTCTTCAAAACAAGGGAAGACAAGCTGGAAAACAAGAGATACTTAATGATATCCATGAGGCAACTACGGATAACACTGAGAGAATATTATCTCCAAATGATGATAGCAATGAATTTAATCCGACTAAATTTACTAACATTGATTAAAATTTAAATTGTTATGCAAATACATAAAGGGACCTATGGAAAAGAATCTGTAGAGTCAAATTCGTTCATCACTAACTTAATGAAATACCCTGAGATTTCGAAAGTGATGATTAAACAGTTTCCTCAGTATTCTGTCAACTACTTTGTAGATGGAACAGGCAGATTTGCTAAAGAGGAAATGATCGGGGATAATAAATTCCAATGGTCAGTTATTGGTCGTTTAAATAGACCTTCAACCTTAACTGGAACAAATTCAGGAACTGGCGCTGCCGGAGCTGTATTCTCAGTAGAGTTTGAAGAAAACTATTTGAACCCAAATGATGTAATTAAATTCGCTGATGGAAAAACCGCTATCATTTTGAATGAGCCAACTACTACAGTAGGAGGATATACATTCTTAATGCAACTAACAGGAGCAGCTGGAACAGCTGAACCAGGTCTTGCTGCAACGGCTTTAGCTGTTGGTAAAACAGTAGGTACTGTAGGTTCTGCTTTTTCTGAAGGATCACACAGAGGGTACGAAAATCATGTGTATCCAGATTGGTATGTAAACTATACAACCATTTATCGTAAGTCAAAAAGAATCTCTGGTTCTGCATTGACTGATATTCTTTGGATTGAAAACAACGGTCAAAGGTTGTGGTATCATGAGGATGTAAACATGATGATGGATGAATACTATTATCAAAAAGAATTGGATGATTGGTATGGCGTAAGCACAGTAGATGCAAACGGTAATGCAACAATTACTGATCCAAAAACAGGATTGCCAATTTACAAAGGTGATGGCATTCTTCGTCAAATTTCATCTGCAAACATGGATACCTACAATGGAACACTATCTGAAGCTCAGATTACTTCATTCATGACTCAGTTAAAACTGAATACAGGAGTAAAGAATCAGCATTGGTTAGTATTTACTGGTGCAGCCGGAATGGAAGCTTTTCATTTTGCAATGAAGGACTTGATTGTGACAACTGGAAATTACATCTATGATGCACAAGCAGGTAAAGATATTGAAATTGGAGGAAACTTTAAATCATATAACGCTGTTGGTGTTACAATGACTTTAGTTCATAACCCAGTTTTTGATGATCCAAATCTTCATGGAAATGAAATTGATCCTAATACTGGATACCCAAAAGAATCTTTTAGAATGGTATTTACTGACTTCGGAAGCGATAACAGTGGTGTATCAAACATTGAAAGAAAAGTAAAAGGTGCTGGAAAAATCAATAGAAGCATGATTATGAAGTATGTATCAGGAATGGTTGATCCATTTGATCAAGCAAAAATGTCAGCTGCTAACCCTTCAGATTATTTCTCTTGCGAGGTGTTATCTGAAAGCTGTATTATTGTTAGAAACACGTTATCGTGTGGTCAATTGGTATATGCTTAAAACTTAATTAATAACTACAGTAGAAAAAATGGAAAATGTAATTGAAAAAGATACTGTTTACTTAGAAACTGAAGTAAATCTAATGAGTAAAGAAGAACTGACAGAGGTGCTAAAAGTGCGTGAAATTGAATTTCATCATATGAATGGTGAAGAAAAATTACGCACAATGGTATTAGAGTCTAATTTTACCTTAGAAGTAAAAACTTTAGTAAAAAAGGAAGCAGATGTAATAGAGGTAGAGAATACTGATATTATTGTTAAGTTAGAATTGGTACAATCTACAAAAACTGGAACAATACGCGTCCGTGATTATACAGATGCGGAAGGCCATCATAGAGTGCTTTTAGACAAGAATGGTACACCGAGAGTGGTTACGATAAGAAAACAGGAGAAGTTAAACCTTTCTATTGAAAATGATAGACTTCTTTTTGAACACTTAAAGGATCACCCGGTTTACGTTCTTGGCTCAGATGCTTGTATAAGATTGGTTAATACCGAAGAAGTAGCAGAAGGAGACAATGCCAAAGTTGAATTAGCAATTGAAGCGAAGATGATTATTAAGGGACTTGACGGAACGTTTTTAAGAGATTTTTCAAGAGTTTTAAATATTCAATTCAATTCTACTACAACTGATACGGTACTTAAAAGCATTCTTTATGCTAAGGCGGAAACAAATCCAGAAGAAATTCATGAATCTTGGGATAATCCAGATCGTGAAACTTATGTATTAATTTACAAGGCAATTGATAAAGAAATTATCAAAAAAGAAAAAGGCGTCTATAAGTATGACGGAATGATCTTAGGTAATAATTTTGAGGATTGTGTTCTTTGGATTAAACAAAATGAAAACGTCTTACCAGGAATGAGAAAATTAATTGCGTAAATGACAATACTTGAAATGCACGATTTAGCTGATTTGCTAATTGATAAAGCGAATGCTCCTTGGTTTAGTCCAGCGGAGAAAGACAGTTTTATTAATTTGGGAATCAACGAATACGTCAAGAATAAATATCGTGCATTTGAGATTGATGAAAAAGTACGTGAAGACCTTCTCACTTTGGTTAGTGAAGTATTTGTAGTAAATAGTACGGACATTATAAATATTGAAATTGTCCCTAATTTCTTATTTGCGTTAAGATTAGAAATGGATGTTAGTTCAGACTGTGGATTATTAACGGGTGTTCCAATAACACCTATGCAACAAGATGATTTTAGTGAATCTCAAAGAGATCCATTTAATGAAGCTACTGATAAATATCCACAATATCTGCAAAATGTTCAAGGTGGTAATAGAACAATTCAAGTATATAGTAACAACACTCCTACTGAAATTAGAATGATTTATTTACGTCAACCTGTGACTGTAGACATATCTGTTCCAACGGACAGTGATTTGCCTGCGCATACTCACGAGGAAATAGTAAATCTGACTGTAAGGAAAATGTTGGCAACTATCGAAGGATTTCAAAATTATCAATTACAATTAAACGAAATAAATAAGCAGGAATAATGGCAAGAACTCAATTAAAGGATTTAACATCCAAAGGTCTGAAAGCATTAGCTCAAGACGTAAAATTTCCAAAGTATTCAAGTTTGGATACTAAATCATTAAGAAACGGCTTATTGAAGGCTGATCTTTCTAAGGTGGATTTTTCTAAATATGATTCATATGATATTGAAGAGGAATCTATTGCAACAGAAGCTGAGGCTATGCCAAAAGCAAAAAGCAATAAAGCCGAGAAAGTACCAGTAAATCCAAGAAGGTCAATTCGAAAAGGATTATTTGGAAGAAGGTAAAAATTATTAACTTCACTAAAAATAGAATAAAGTGGGAAAAATAGGAAGAAACGACTTTGTAGTATTCACAGAAGCACATGCTCCAGCTAACACAGCAGGAATTGTTGATCTATCTGATGAGTTCAAGGTCGAAAAATCGGAATTAAAAAGTGCGATTCTTGTAGCTCCGGCTACTGGCGTTGCAGCTAAAGTAGATGTCACAATAGGTGGCACATATGTAGTAGGAGATCATCTTACATTGACTATTACATCAAATTCAAGATCTGCTCAAAAGTGGATTAAATCATACAAACACACAGTACAGACTGGTGCAACTGCATTAAATACTATTGCAGCTGCTATTGAAGCAAAAATTGCAACTGATGTTGCTAATGATGCT